CTTATCAAAATACGAAACTTCAACCTCTGTAAATTTAGTTCTCTGCCCAGCACCTTGATAAGTAAATCCATTTTCTGTGACATTTGCATTTGTAAATAGATATTGTGGGTCAGATGTTCTTGTTGTTAAGTTTGTTGGTCGATCCTGACTGATTTGCAATGTCCCAACACCATAAAAAGGCATTGCATTCATTATCGAACAGAGATCATTGATAAGGGTGTATGCATCTTGTTTTCGATTTAAAATTATATTTGCTGAAAAGCGTGGCTCCGTTGTTTCAGTAATAGGATCTGTTATAAGTTCACTAGAGTAAACACTTGCTGAATAAAAAGAAAAAACATCTAAAGAATCCTCTTGAATCATTCCATCAGAACCACCAAAACCTTTGTCTGTTGTAAGAATGTCATATAAAACCCAAGCTGGATCTGAACACCATTCTTTATCAGTTTTAAAAGTTCCATTAAAAACATAATCTGCTGGATAAATGACTCTTCCATTATTAGAATCAACAGTTGTTCCATGCGGAACCTTGATCTTGGTTCCTTTTATACGGTATTTTCTAGAAGGAAAAGATTGAAATTCTTGAGCATTAAATCTTAATGCCACATAAGCAAAACCTTGATAGGCTCTTGCATCTGTGAGGATTTCTGTGAAGGATAAAAAATTAGATGCGTTTTGTAATTGGCTAGTTGTGGAGTCATCAGTATTTCTAATAACAGTAATTGTCAAAGGAAAGCTTAAAGAAGATGCAAGTTTAATTTCATAATCTTTTATGTAAGGACTTGTTGCTTTTCCATTTATTACATCTTCTACTACTGGATTATGCACAGTACCATCATTTTCAGTAATTCTGATAGACATTTTTACTTCTACACCATCAATGTTTCCATCACTTTTAAACTCTTGCAAAGAGGGAAACTGTAATGAAATTCTAAGCCGATCAAAAGCGGTTGTGCTTGTAGCTCTAGAAACTGATGAAGACTTAGTTACTGCAACACCAACGGGAATGGTGCTTTGTGTTGAAGGTATTTCTTGTAAGGCCGTTTGATTTGATGCTCCATTTTTAAAGAATATTTCTACATCTGAAAAATTTTCATCACCATTTGCATTTAATAAAGGGGTATTATTCAAAAAAATGCTTTTTTTAAAAGTATCAGTTCCGCTTCCGCCAACATCAAAAATAGAATCTATTTCTCCATAACCAAGTAAATCAAATACTGTTGCAAATTGTTTTGATCTAAGTCCACCATCTATCAAATCAGGATCAACAACCTGTCTTTTGATAGCTGCTAAATCTTCACCTCCAATTAGTTCTGGCATCTAAGAAATCTCCTTAACTATCTGGGCAGTGTCTACAGAAGAACTAACAATAATAGATCCAGAAAAGACAAGACCATATAAAATAGGGATCGGAACACCACTAGAACTTATATTTTGGATGCCATTAAAATTATATGATCCACGCATTGCTGGGTCTGTATCTCCAACAGAAGATGCACCAGAAACAGATGAGCCTCCACCTAATCCTAATAATGAACTTACCCCATCTATTATTAAAGATGTTCCAAGACTTGATAAGACTCCGCCTACTCCACCTGTCGCAAGCGTTACTCCAAGAGATAAAGCATTATCAGCAACAAAATTCACAGCAGAACTAGCAACACTAGAAACAGCACTAGCAGCACTACTGAGAGTATTAGTTACGAATTTTACTGCTCGTTTAGCTCCGATAGCAACAGGAATAATTTGAATATCACCACTGGCACTTATATTTAATAAATCACCGTTAACAGAGTTACCGCCAATTTTTATTTTATATAATTGTTCATTCATGTGTTTATCAACACCGACAAAATTAGCTCTTAAAAAATTAACCGCCTGTTGTGGTGTTTTAACAGCAGCTTCAAAAGTTGACTTTCCAAGAAATTGTTTTAATTTTCCGTAAACTTTAATTCTTTTAAGCTGCATATCTATAAACCTCTTTTGTTGCTTTAATATAGCCTAAATCATATAATTCTCTACAACTTAATTTGTTTGCTTCGTGGTGCAAAATTAATTGATCGCCAATATATAGAGCAACATGACTAAGTTTTTCTCTTGGCCCAATCATGAGTAAAACATCACCTTCTTTTATATTGTCAGTAGTTTCTTGTTTTTCAAATTTTAGTTTAGGCAAAGCATATTGAAACTCAGGACTATTAAGAAATGATTTTATACTTTTTGGTCTATGCCAATATGGTATTTCAACATTTTTAGTTTCTTTAAACCAATCACAAATAACAGTCCAGCAATCTTGTTGGCCCCACACCCATCTTCGACCAATCAGTGAGGGTGCTTTCCAACCCGAAGGCTTAACAGTATTCCAACTTTTATGCTCAATACTGTATATGTAATATGGATAACCAACATATTCACAAGATGCTTTATCACCATCAGAGGGTTGAGATGAGCCTGTAGGGTGACTGTGCACAACTCCAAGTATTTCACCACCTTTATCTTCACACTCTGCCCAATCTTCTGGGTCTAATGCAAAAAATTCAAATTGATCTTCAGCAATATTTTTACAAGGCCAAAATATTTCTTTACCTTCAACAATCGCAACTAATCCACAAGCTTCATCAGGTGCTTGCTTTTCTGCATATTCTATAAAATCATCTTTCCAAGTCATTTTAAAAATTTTGTAAAGTTCCAACTAATGGAAAATCGGCTCTGGTAACCAGTTTTTTTGGTGCTCCAATACCAATTAGATCAAAAGTACTTACTAATTCAAATTGTACAATATCTCTGTTTTCTGTCACTTTTCTTTCAATAAAATATATTTCTTGAGGCAATTCGCTTGATGGGTCTGGTGTTCCATAAGTATTAATAGAATTAGGAAAATTAACCGCATCTAAAAATCTACTAAGTGTCCGTCTGCGGATAACTTTTGCTCCTGTCAAATCAGAAAAAGCTGTTGTCTGATTGACTTTTTGTAAAATGGTTGTGATAGTACCAAGAATATTAGAAAAACTTATTGTTGGTCTAGGCAGTTTACCTTTTCCAGAATACGAAAAACCATTTGCCTCGCATGGCATCCTTGCGTATGTATTTGATTGCCAGACTATATCATTATTATTTGTAAGATTAATGCCAGAATGAAATAAAAAAACAGTTGCGTCTGTTAATGTTGTATTTACGTTGAAAGAAACATCACCACTTGTAGACTGTGAAGTAGTGCCTGTAACTGTAAAAGTGTTTGTTGCAACTGTCTGGATTGTATAAACTCCATCAATACCATTTCCAGAAGTAAAATCTAGACTTAAAATTAAACCTGTTGAAAACCCATGAGAGTTGAGTGTGATCGTTATAGTTTGCCCTGACTGAGAATATGTAGCTGTTTTTGCAGATTTTGTATAGTGAACATCAGCTTTTAATTCAACAGAAAACAATTCAATAATTGCTTTGTTAGAAAGTTGTTGTAGTTCTGATACAGGGTTTCCCATTATGGCTCAAATACTTCTCTGAATGTTGTTGTAATAACTGCCCTATTATTATATGGAATTGATTTAGTCCATGATTCACAAACGTATTGCCCAGCACCAGAAAGAGTAAAATCAACATTAGTAGGAGAAGTTACTAATGCACTGTCACTTGAACTAGAGGTTAATGTAAATGTGTTTTCATCAGCCGCAGTCACAACAGCATAACTTCCATCAGTAGGGCCAGAGCTAAAATCAACTGTTAAAACATCACCAATTCCCACTCCATGATTAGTAAAAGTAACTGTTATTATAGTTCCAGCAGAACCGCTTCCATCAGATTGAACAAAGGTTCCTGTTTTTGCACTAAAACCCTCTGCTGGTGGAGTAAAAGTAAAACTTGCCTGATCGTTTACACGACTTCTTAAAAATGCTTCTATTACATCAGCTTGTGTTTCAGAAACATTAAAAGTTAAATCATATACTTTAGGATCTTGTGTCAGTGGTAGACCAAATAAAGTTCTAAATTCATATCCATCACCTAATGCTGTAATTCTTACTCTTGGATTGCTTTTTTTTCTCATTCCGTAGGTCGGAGAAATGCTGGGAAAAGTTGCCATTATGGATTTAATAAACCTCCTGATCTTTGTTCTTGGACAATTGTGCTTTGCACAACAGATGCGATAAGTTCGCCCAACTGCCTACTACCTTGTTCTGCTGATCCTTGAGCATCCATGCCAGAGGAGTCTACATTAATTGTAATGTTATTTACTGTACCGCCACCAATTTTATTATTTGGAATAATATTGCCACCTTTAGAACCCATTTGCAAAATCTCAGGCCCTCTCTCCCCTACGAGAAAAGCACCACCAGCAGAAACAGGGCCACCGCTTGCTCTTCTACCAAATAATCCACCTAAGAACCCACCAATACCACCACCCCCTCTTTTTCTACCACCACCGAACACATTACCAAGAAATCCACCAACCGCATTTCCTAGACCAGAAACAGCCCTTTGCATAGCGACCTCAACAAGCTTTCTCTTAAGATTATTCAATACACCTGTGGCAGCTTCAGCTAAAGATCTTGTTCCCATAACAGCATCAGTTAATCCTTGAACCACTCCATCTTCAACACTTTTACCTATTTCCATAAATGTATCTTTAAGTTCTTCAGCTTCTTTTTTCGCATTTATCTCAGCCTCTGTAAGTTGTTCAACACCTGTTTTTATATTTTGGGTAACAGGGACAATATTATTTTTTGCGTCAAGTTGCTCTTTTACTTCATTTGTGACAAGTCCTTCTACCTCTGAATATTCGATAATTTTTGGAATTAGTTGATCAACAGACTTTTTAATTTTTGGAAAAGGATTTTCAAACTTTGGAAATTTTATATCTAAATCTACTTGTGGCAATTCAATACCACCAAGAAGTTTTCTTAATGGTTCTGGTATAAGTTCAACAACTTTTTCAAATGCTCTTTGAAAAAACTTGACTATGTTTTGTGCAGTGCCAGAAACTAACTTTCCAACCCCTTCAAAAAAGTTAACAACAGGTTGTGTTGCTTCTACAAAGCCATTTATAAGATTTTCTCGTAATGTAATTAAATTTCTTA